GGCAAATGGACTTAAATAGTTATTTGTTTGAGGAAGACTTTGAAGAGTTTTGTAGGCTTTCCTACAATAAAATCCAAACCGCTTGTGAGTTCTTAGGAATAATCAACGATGAGGATTATGAGGGTTTTAAGGAGAGATGTTATTCCCAACTTGAAACTGATTATATAAACAGTATCGAGAACTTAACGATACATTAACTATAGGAGTATAGTATGAGTGACATATTAGGTGGCATGAGTAATGCCGAAGAAAAACCTGAAATCTATTTGAACTTTAAACACAAAGCTCAAGGGTTTCTCGCTAATGGCAAAACACCATTAAATTTCCAATTTTTACAATTAGACCCTGATACCTTTAAATCAGGCTGGGGTCGATATGCAAATGGATATGAATATAAATGGGATGCCAAATTTGGCGCAGTAGAAGAGAGACCTGATGAGACTTGGAGAAGAGCTTTCTCAGCATGGGTAATACCACATGGCGGTAATGCTATGTTATGGCAAAGTTATGCTTTCTCTGAATCAACAGCTTTTAATAAAGCATTAAATGGTTTTTGGAATCAAAGAGAAGCCAATGCTGGTCTTTTGCCTGTTATTAAGTATGAAGGATGTAAGCCAATTCAAGTTGGTCAAGGCACTTCTTCTGAGCTTAATTTTAGTTTTGCTAAGTGGGCAGAAAGGTTTGATGGGTTTGCAATACCTGAATGGTATATAGACCCTGATGCACCAGTTGATAACGATGATGGCTTTGTTTCTCCTAACGAGGGACTGGCAGATAAAGTAGCTGAAATGGTAGCTAAGACTGAACTTAGCGATGATGATATACCATTTTAGATGTCAAACGTAGATTGGCAGAGAATAGCACCTGAAGTTGCAAAACAGCTTCTAGGTGAACCAAGTAGTACCACATCGAAAGAACTTCGGTGGGGTACTCATGGCTCTATGACTCTTAACTTGAACGAAGGCACATGGTATGACTTTGAAAATCAAGTGGGTGGCGGAATCATAGATTTAATTAAATATCGCAATCAAGATGTAGCCACCATTTTAAAAAGTTTCGGTTACGACCAAGCATTGCCTAATGACTCCTTACTCAGCATTAGTGTGACTCCCCCAAATGGCACTAATAAGGGCAATGCAAGGTCTTTTGATAGAGTTCAGATGGGAAACCTTCTAAAACAAGCAGTTGTCGCGGTGCAGTATGCTGATGACTTTTGGGTTATGAGGTTTCCTGATGGGCATCAGATCAAGCAAAAGTACGCACCATTTAGTAAAAATACAGATGGTACTTGGTCTTTAAAAAGACCTGAAGGCAAATTGCCAATTTATTACACAGACAAGGAAAAAGACAAGCCTATTATTATTAATGAAGGTGAAAAGGCTTTGTTGGCTTGTGAGAAGCTATATGATGGCGATTCTTGTACTTGGCATGGTGGAGTCAATAGCTGGAAGAAAGCTGACTGGACTCCAATTATCAATAGGGATGTATGGATATGGCCTGATAATGATAAGGCTGGCAAACATTGTGCAAATGAGTTAGCGGAGTATTTAAGGACTGAAGGGTGTGAATCAGTAAAGATAATAAACCCTCCTAAAGATTTTAACGATAAAGATGATTTATATGATGCTTTAGAATCAGGCTACTTTAAATCATCTAAAGAATTAGAGTCTTATGCAAATAGTCAAAAAGAAAGACTACCTAAAGGTGCTTTAAGGTTTGAGCAAGCAGATCAGGTTTTATCACAGGTTGTAAACCATGACTGGCTTATCACTGATTTGTTTGAAAGGGAAAGACTTATAACTGTTTTTGGTGCGCCCAAATCAGGCAAATCGTTTATTGCTATTGCTATGGCTTGTTCTGTTGCTATAGGAGAAGAGTTCTATGGTCATGAGACCAAGAAGTCACCTGTACTCTACCTGTGCGGAGAAGGGGTCTCAGGAGTTCGTAGGAGATTAGCTAGTTATGAGCAATATGAAGGTACTGGCAGTCTAAAGGGTGCGCCATTATTTTTATCTAATAGAGGTTCAAGAATTAATGAGCCTGAAGAATATGACAAATTAGAAAATGAGATAAATCTAATAAAAGATCAGGTTGGTGATATAGGTTTAATTATCTTTGATACATTTCAAAGAAACTTCTCAGGAGATGAGAATTCTGCTCAAGAGGTCAATAAATTTGTTAAAGCAGCAGATCAGTTAATACATGATTTTGGTTGCTCTGTGCTTTTGGTTCATCATACAGGTAGAGGTAATAAAGGTAGGGCAAGAGGAAGCTCTGTTCTTGATGCTAGTATTGATGGTGAGTTCTTGGTCGAGAGAAAAGGTACAAAGGCTGATGATGCGAATTTAATGCTAGTGAAGATGTCTCAAACTAAAAACAAAGATGGTATGGGCATACCGCCTAAGAACTTTGAATTCCATGAAGAACATCTAACAGGTGAGGGTCTCAATGTCACTTCAGGTTTGTTGGTTCTTACTGATGAAAAGCTGGAAGATGCTTTTGATGAAGATGCTGTTCACAAAGCAGAAGATATAAAGATCGCAAATTTAATGTTCATTATGGGTCAGGAAAGAAAAGATGGTGACAAATGGTTTACTGCAAAAGATTTTGGGCATCATGCGGTTTATAACACTAGTGGCAAAGAAATCAGTAGAGATAAGATTAATAAAAGTCTTTTAAGATTGGAGAGTAACAAAGTAGTGGTACATGCAAAAAGGGATAAAGGCACAGACAAAATGCAAGGTTATAGACTGATTGAAGATAGGTCATATACCGATGATGAGATTATAAATCCATGAAGTGTGCAAGTGTGTATGTAACTGTGTGTGTGTGTATTGATACATAATGTGAGTGTGTGTGTGTGTAGTAGTCCGTAGGACTACACACTCCACACTTATATGTATCGGCAAATAGGGTAATTTATGAAATCATATTTAGATGAGACTTTAGAAAGCAAATTAAAAGAATTAAGGAATTATGAGAATGATACTTATATTCGTTGGGGTTCACGAAGGCGTATCTTTAAAATGGTTGGAGTGCAGTTTGAGATAAAGTTTTGTAAAGCAGAAATGCTTTTAAAACAAACAATGCAAATTGGTCATCCGCGTAAAAAGATGCAAATGGTTGAAATGATGATTAGAGCTTTTGATTCACTTAATAAGAAATGCGAGGAATCAGGTTATACAAGAATCCAGCCTAACACTAGATGTTTTAACTTTGATCAGAAGACTGCTTTAATTTGTGATACAGATGATGAGAAACCTGTATTAATGCAAATACATAAAAATGAAAAAGATATGATAATATTTAGTATAGAAGAACTATTGAGATGTATTCCAAAAGATTTTATGAAAGCAAAGCAAATTCTATCTAAGTTAGATAAGTCAGTTAATTTTGAGAGAATTGATTATGTCTAGCTGGCATGGCGGTAAGGGTAGCAAAAGAAGGAAGGAAGATAAAAAGAAGATAGATGCAAATTGGGATAGAATCTTTAACAAAAAGAAAAAGGAGAAAAAGGATGCCGATAAAACTAAAGCCAAGCTCAAAGATTAGAGATAAGGCTACAGGCAAATTTGTTACAGAACATTATTATTTAAAAAGTATGACAATTCAAAAACTCAATGACTACATTGAATCATCAAGTGCAAAGAAAAAGATCATACAAAAATGCAAAAATGAAATAGTGAGAAGGAATGTTAGATAGATTTTTAGAGTGGTCTTTTCAAAGAAAGGCAAATTTATTATTTAAAAGGAGAGATAAAATGAGTATAGACAATATAACACCGCAAGAATGGGATAGTGTAAGGCAAATCAAAAAGGCAAATCACGACCCTGTAAATAGACCAAGTCATTACAATCAAGGCAAATTTGAATGTATTGAATACATAAAGCAACAACTAGGCAAAGAGTTTCCCAGCTACCTAGAAGGTTCAGCGATTAAGTATATTCATAGGCATAAAGACAAAAACGCAAATATCCAAGATTTAGAAAAGGCAAAATGGTATATTAATAAGTTGATAGAACATTATGAGAATCTTTAATGGCTGATAAAAAGCAAATTGACATTTCAAATCTCAAAAGGCAAATCGACAAAGGCAAATCGCTAAACGAGGTTTCTGTATCTTTAGGTAAAAGCAAATCGACAATTCTAAAGGTAGCCAATGAAAATGGATTAAAGTTTGAGAATAAAAGCTATTGGGCAAATTTATAATTAAGGCAAATTTACTATAGGCAAATATGGATATAAGAATAAAAACTAATCTCAAAGACTTGCAAAAGAAAATGAAGATAGTAGAAAAAAAAGTATTCATAAAAAGCATGTCAGAAGGAATTAATAA